TCGGATCGGATGTAATACGTATGTTATAATGCGACCATCGCCATCGCTCGGCGTTAATGAGTGGTAATAATATGACAGACGAAATCGAAACTGCTAACGCTGAGGCAGACCAAAGTTCAGTGGACAATAATAACTTATCCGTTGAGGATTTTGCAATGCGAAGGATCGGGCAACTGACCCCTGAGGCTGAAGAGCCAAAGGAGGAAGAGGCCGGAGAAACCGAGGAGCAGGAAACCGAGGAAGTAACTGAGGAGGAAACTGAGGAATCAGTTGAGACTGAGGAAGCTACTGAGGAGACCGAGGAATCCGACAATGTTCTTTCACAGTTGGACTTGGACGATATGTCCGAGGAGGATTTGCGGGAACTAGCTGACAAGCTAGGTAGCCGTGCTGTAGCTCGATTCGGTGAATTGACTGCTAAGCGCAAAGCTGCCGAAGAACGTCTAGCTAGTCTAGAAGCTAAACTCAAGGAAAAACCTAACCCACTCGAAACAAAGAAGGTCGAAAATAACCCCTACAGTAACCTCGATTCTGTCGAAAAGTTACAGGACAAAGCAGGGGAAGTCGATCAAGTTGTTGAGTGGGCTGAGGATATTCTGTTCGAGAGTGATGGCTATTCTGCTGATGACATAGTAACCGAAATCGAAGGTAAGGAGTGGACAAAGAAGGATGTGCGACAGGCTTTATTAAAAGCCCGTAAAGCTCAGAAAACTTTTCTCCCCGATCAACTCAAGAAGGTTCAGGCACAAATCGAAGGGGAGCAGCTTGCTGATTCTTTCTCGGAACGTGCCAGAAAAGAACTGACTTGGTTGGAAGGTGAGGACAATGACTTACGAAAACAATTTGAAGCCACTGTAGGTGATGCACGTTTTAAGCAACTCAAGAAAGTTGTTAAGCGCGAAGCACCAGAGGTAGCCGCACAATTGGATTATTGGTTCGCTCACGCTACTAACAGTATTTACGGACGTAAGCCCGTAACTGAGCGTAAGACATCCGCAGTATTAAATCCTCCTAAATCAGCCAGTCCATCTGCATCCAAACCCGAAAAGGGAATGGGAAGAACAGCCAAGGCCCTAAAAGAATTAGAGGCTCGGTTTAAAGAAACGGGTAGCGCAAGCGATTTCGCCAACCTTAGGAAACTCAAAATGGCATCACGCCATTAACCAATTCATTAACAACTATAAATACATAAAATATTATGGCATTCTCAAATACATTCGACACTACAAACCAAGGTTCTGGTGTCTCTAATCGTGAAGACCTCACTGACGTCTTGACAATTCTCGCTCCAGAAGAAACACCTATTCTTTCTTCTGCTAACAAAAAGGGCGCATCCGCAACTAAGGTTGAATGGACTGTTGACTCTCTCTCGGCTCCCAGCACTGCTGGTATTGCTGAAGGTGCTGATGTTACAGCATTCACTGACCAATTCGCTGGACGTGCTCGCCTCGGCAATCGCGTTCAAAAGTTCCGCCGGGACTATATGGTTTCCGATCTGCAAGAAGCAGTCGATTCCGTTGGCCCAGCTAAGATTGCTCAAGCAGAAGCTAAAGCAATTCGTGAACTCAAGCGCGACATCGAAGCAAGTCTTGCTTCAGCTAACACTCAGACAACCGAAGATGGTGCTGGTGTAGTTAATCGCCTTGGTGGTCTTGGTGACTGGATTCAAAATGCTGCTGGTTCGGGTAACGTTCCTGCTCCATTCCAAACTCCAGCTGCAAGCATCGCTGACGTAACTGATGCCAATTTCGCAGAAAGCGAATTGAACTCTCTTATCTCTTCGATCTTCAAGGTTACTGGTACATCCAACAACCTTATGCTCGTTGCTGATACAGCACTCCGTCAAGACATCAGCGACTTCGCTCGCATCGGTGGCGTATCGGGTGACTCGGTTCGTGCAGTTAACTACAACGGCGAAAGCGGCACTATCAAGCTTTCCGTTGATCTCTATCAAAGCGATCACGGTATCGTCTCTGTTGTAAACGCTAACCCTGACTGTATGCCAGTACAAGCTGGTACTGCTGGAATGGCTGGTTACTTGGTGAATCCTGAGTACTACGGTGTTCACGAGCTTATCCCTATGGGTAGCAGCCGCCTTCCAAATCTTGGTGGTGGTGACCGTGGCTTCGTTGATTGCGCTTTGACCCTCGGTGTATACCACCCTGGTGCTCACGGCAAGATTGTCAGCACAAGCTAAATAAATTCTGGTTGGGGGGCGCAAGCCCCCCTGCCTTTTTTTTATGGATATTATTAAGCCCAATTCAAAGACTTACTCCGACGAGGAGATTGATCGCGCTCTAATCCAAGAGATTCAGAATAGTCTTCACTTGGAACAGGCGACCGAACAGGTTCGTCACCAACAAGCAGCCAAAGAAGCGCATCAACTTAAAGGAACTATTCATCCCACATTGGGACGACCAGTTGCTACAATGCCAGCACGAGAATTTTTTCGACTGGTAAAGAAGTACGGTCAAGAGACCGTGCATTCTAAAGAATTTTTAAAGTACTACAATAAGAAGTTTCCGGAACTTAGCCCCAACAAAATATAATGCAGACCAGAACTTACGGCGATCTTTTCAAACTAGCCTCCGCTCTTATCGGGACAGGCGGGGAACTATCCACTAGTGAACAGGATCAACTGAGTCATTTTATTAACCGTAGGTTCTCCGAGATCTTCAATGCAAGCCCAAGCTGGCCTCGGTACATTACTGTAGGTGATCCACGACCTATTGGGACTAATCAAATTATTTCAACCCAGGGTGGCAACGTTGGTGTATACGGGGCCGGAACCGCCGCAGTCAATGGACTGTATGTAAGAAATGGGAACAGCATAGACGGTAACCCTGCATTTACGCTTTACGATACGGATGGAACTACTGCTTTATATAATCTATGGAGCGACTCATTAAATGCTTGGTATATTACCTCACAGGGAATTGATGACCCATCGCTCGCCGAAGTCGGCGATGCTCTTTACCTAGCTTCAGTCCCACAAGTTCCGGGCGATCCACCATCATCTGGATGGTATGTATGTCCAACTTGCACAGGTGAAGAGCCAGCTCCTAAAGCTAACAATTTGTCAAGCATTGGTGAGTTCGTCCGTATTCACAACACTCAACCACTACTGAACCGATCAGCGCGTGAGTACGAGTTCTATGTATCATTTGCTGGAGCGCACATCCTTAACATAGAATCAACTACGAATGACACCGCCTGGGTAACTTACAAGAGTGAGTTTACTCCATTTGATGTAACCGTTGATTATTATACTTCTACAGTAGAAGTACCAGCGGAGTTCTTTAACTTTATTAGCCACGCAGTTTATGCTGACTTCCTCCGGGTGCAGAACAAGCAAGAGGAAGCACTCGCAGAGGAGCAAGCTGCCCAAACCTTTCTAGCACTTGAGCTGGAGAAGATCGACCTACGTTCTAACAACAACACAATTAACAAGAAGTTTTCAACTTACGTAAATCGTCAAGCACGATAACAACCCCTGTGATATAATAAAATTATGGCTAACTCAAAAAATAACGCACTGGAATTTTCCTCCGCTGGATCGGAGATCCTTGAAGCTGCTGATGCAGTAACAGGTAAACGCTATGGAGCGTTGCAAATCTTAAATAACACTGTGTTCAGTGCTTTGACTGCATCCAGCATTGACGGTACAGCTAAGCTAGTTGGACCAACCTTTGCTGCTGGAACAATCATTTATGGAGCATTCAGCGAAGTAACAGTAACTTCTGGTCTCGTAGCAGCGCACAAGTACTAGTATGCACTTGAGCCTAAATAATAGCTTAGGCAAATGGATAGTGCCTACAATAGCACCGTTCTCACCAGAGGCAACAAACTACTTCAGCCGCTTGGACGCAGCAGGTGACACTACCTACGTTGACTACAAGCAGCCACTAGCTAATTACATTGACAGTCTAGTATCGCTGGGCGGTGCTTACTGGGACGATATGAAGTCCGCTGCATCCTTTGTGGGTGTAGGGATACAGGGTGTTACGGTTCCTCTACGTGACGGAATGACCGTTCCGACTAACAACAACTTTGTTGCGGGTGATTTGGATCAGCTGACAGGGCTGAAGGGGGACGGTTCGACGAAGTCTCTAGATCTGGGGCTGAATAACAATGATTTTACGCTAGGCGATGCTTCCTTTGGTGTATATATCACCGAGACAGACACTTCGCTCAATGAATACATTGGAACAGGAAATGTCGCTAACAGATCATCGCTGGGCGGTAGATTTTTCAATTCTAATATTGAGACTTTTCACGCAAATCAATGCCCAGCTATTTTTGAGGTAATTGCGGCTTACCCAATTGGATTTTATGCTACGTCTAGGTCGAGTGGTGCTGCATACTCTCGACTCATAAATGGAACAACGTCGGTTAGATCGGCGGCAGCCTTAACGCCTGGTGCTGATCCTGTCTCCGTGTTTTCTGGAGGTGGCAATGCTTTCTGGTCAAGCGCACGTCTAGCCACCTACCACGCTGGCGCAGCACTCAACCTTGCAACACTAGAATCTCTACAAGACACCCTACTTTCCGAGATTCGTACAGCGCACACATTTGTAGCTGCTGCATCTTACTTCTCACGTCTTGCAGCCGCAGGTGACACTACGCACGTAGCCTACAAACAACCCTTGACGAACTACATTACGTCACTTGTTGAACTGGGCGGTGCTTACTGGGACGATATGAAGTCTGCTGCATCCTTTGTGGGTGTAGGTATTCAGGGTGTCACGGTTCCTCTTAGGGACGGTATGCCATCCATTACTAACAACAACTTTGTTGCAGGTGACTTAAATCCATTGACTGGCCTAAAGGGCGATGGCTCTACAAAAAGAATAGATGCCCTGCCTAATATGTCTGGGTTTTCGCAGGACGATGTGTCAATGTCCGCTTATCAGACTGAGTTATTGACGGACAGCTGGCTTGCTGGTTCACAGAATTTATACATACGAAGAGCATCTTTTTCGACTACTTGCTTTTCGGCTGCACAAAATGGAACTCTTCCAGGACTTGGACTATCTGGAACCAGTAGAAGTTCTTCTGCTGGATATACATACCGAACAAACAATATTGATAGAGCCAAAACTGCAACCTCAGCGGCAATATCTGATTCCGTATTCTCGGTGGTGGGCTGGAGGGGGATGAACTTTTCTAACGGACGAGTAGCCACCTACCACGTTGGCGCAGCACTTGACCTCGCTACCTTAGAGGGCTTGCAAGACACATTACTTTCCGAGGTAGCAG